GGAGACATCGCGATATGGGCAAGTATGAAAGGCGCTGTAGACGACACGGGACAACCGCTACTTACTAAAGATCAAACCCTTCCATCGGTACTGCGTAAATCGTTCGTCGCCCTTCTCAAAGAACAACCGCTTACATCGGGTATTAAATCCGTTGAAGAGTTCGCCACAGGCGAGGGAGACGTTTACAGAAACGCTATCGCCTCTATCGTCGCTAGTTACGTACCTATACCCGCACAAGCACGTAAGCTATCTCAAACGCTTTTAAACGGCGAAAAGACCGTCGCTGACCTACGCGGGGCTACGTACTATGAACGTATTCTGTATAGCGCCTTTGGCGTCGAACCAGCGAGCCGTAAGACCGACAGACTTGGACGCGACTTACCGACGCCTAGAACGTTTATCACGCAGAACATCACGCGTCTTGCGCCTCAAGCGCAGAAGGAACGCGATCAACTCGATCGTATTATTGCGACTGATGTTCACGGGAATATCTCGTCAAAGCCTTCAACGCTTAGAGCAGGTGTGCCTATGACGGAGTATCGCAACGAAAGCGGACAGACACTTGAATACGTTTTCAACTTACAACTTCGTGAAACGCGTATCGGTAAACTCACAATTGAAGACAAGATAGACCGACTGATTAATAAATCCACTTGGAACAAGAAGTTCGAGAAAGGTTTCCAACAAAGCGACGGTAAATATGTCAACGAAGGACTACAAGAATTAAATCAAGAACTTAACAAATACTATAATAAAACGAGGGAAAACATGACAAAGGATAAAGATTTACTATCTCAGTTTGTAAACAGCGAGGAAGAAAGCTTGCTACAAATCATTGAAAACTTAACATTGGAAACAGACAGAAGCGGAAGACCTCTATCGCCTCTTGATGTTCTCGGAATTGAATAACTAAAAAATATCATGGCAAATACATACGTCGATTACACTGGAGACGGCTCTAACACGGACTTCGTGTTCTCCTTCCCCTTCCTCGAAGATTCACATGTCGTCGTCGAAGTGGACGGTGTGGACAAGACAATAGCAGGAGGAGACTTCACGCTTCCCACAACGTCGCTAGTGCGGATGACCACAGCGCCTAATAACTTGTCTGCCGTGCGTGTTAAACGCGTCAGTGACTTCGGCACTAATCTCGTCGACTTCGTCAATGGATCGGTTCTTAACGAAGCTGATCTCGATAAAGCGTATTTGCACAACAGGTATTTGAACGAGGAAGCCGCCGAAGGGAACGATGCTTCCATGCAAATCGTAGGCGGAGGAACGGACTTCAACGCGGCGAACAAGAAGATCGTTAACCTCGCGACTCCTACCGTTACTACCGACGCCACAAACAAGAACTATGTCGATACACAAGTTGCGTTAAGCGCTACTAACCTGAGCGGTTTTGAAAGCTCGTCTCACACAGGCGATAACACAGCCGTAGACTTTACGCTGTCCTTCACGCCGCAGGTATCGACGCCTGAAGCGTTTCTTGTGACGATAGACGGAGTCGTACAGAAACCAACGACCGCTTACACGATCGACCCGGCTACGCCTAAGATCACCTTTACAAGCGCACCGCCTACAAGCGCGGTTATAAACGTCGTGGCAATCGCTCAATCGTCCACAAGCGCAAATACAACGACGGTTAAAGCGACGGGTTCGACCACGCTTAGAAGTCTTGCTGATAGGTTCGCTGATGTCGTGAATGTGTTGGATTACGGAGCCGATAGAACGGGGCAGACAGACAGCGCTTCAGCTATACACGCCGCTTTATCTGCCGCGTCTTCAGGACGATCAAAAGTCGTTTACTTTCCAAGTGGTGAGTATGAGTGTAGTACCGCTATTACTGTTCCTACAAACGTATCTTTAATTGGTGAAGATTGTAGAGTTTATCATTATTACTACGACACTGATAATCCACGAATGCCTGTATTGAGATTTACGAACGATACAGACGGGGTTATATTTGCAGGTCAATTCTTTAAGAATCAAATCAAAAACTTAGGCATTTGGTCAGGTGTTTCGTCTGGTACATCTACAGGAATAGGTTTAAGACTTTCAACAGAAGATAGTACTCTAGTAGGCGATACTACAATCGAAGGTCTAGGGAATATCTATGAAAATGTAGAAGTAAACGGCTTTCAAACAGCAGTTCTTATTTGGGGAGCTTATGCGTGGAACCAACACTTTCAAGACTTCCAAGTACATAATTGTAAGATAGGTTTTGAGATTGAATGTTTAAGCACTCATCACACAAGACTAGATAACGTTTATATAAATGTAGATAGCGGACACGCTTGGAATCATGCAGACCGTAGAGGTATTATTATGCGGTCGGGTGGTCGATTAATCGTAGATAAAGCATTGATCGAAAACATGGGTTACTGCATACAAGTAGCTCCTGTAGCGAATAGTGATTTATCTGATAGTACAAACGCTAAACAAGTATACATTAACAACTTATACACAGAGGCTCAGTTAAACGGAACAATCCTATTTACCTCTCCCGGTATCGTAAAGTTACACAATATACGGGTAGCTTATCCGTTTGTTACGGGTGGTGTTTCAGTAGTAAGATTGGCAAATACCTCACCAACTGAAAAGACTTATGTGGATATTGACGATATTCAATTAGTAGGTAACGCTTCACCTGATAATCGTAGAGTTCCTAAATTATTCTCATGTGCGGCGGGTAACGGTGCTTCAACTTACAATGTAAAATTTACTAACCTTCATTCTTATCACAACGATTTAGACGACCTTTGGGACGATAACTTCCCTCCCAACTACATTAGTTTTAAAGAGCGTGATGATGCTAATAATATCGTAGAACTTTTTCAACGCAGTACGCAGACCACTCGTTGCTACGCTGTTATAACAAACGACGAAGGTAATGTACCAGCAAACAGCTTACAATGGACATCCGTTCATGGTAATACTTTGGATGTGACTTCCTTACCCAACTTACTAACTACCGTTGATCCTATTCGACCTAAGAATACTAATCGTAAATCCGTCCGCTATGACAACACGAATAATTTTAATGGTAATACTTACAACTTTAACGACTTAAGCGGAATTAGGTATGTTAATTTCGGTGGTAATCTTACTAGTTTTTCTGTCACTATTGATACTACACATATGAACCACGGTGATGAGTTTTTAATTACAGATACCCCGTCTACTAGCGGAGCTACTGCTACAGTTACTTTCGGGTCTCAAACGTTCACTTGTAATTCACAAGAGTTTATAGTGGTAAGAAAGACGGTAGAATCCGGCGGTAGCACGGCAGAAGCTTATCGAGTAGTAGCTCGTGGAGCAGTATAACCTATGAATATATTAATTTCTAATCCTCTCTAACCACCTAATGTATGGCAATCACGACTACTCACTCCCGCATGATCGGCGACTTAGACGCCGGCTCAACCTACCTTCAAGGCACTATTGGAACCGCCGCTAACAACGTCGTTCAACTTGATGGAACCGCAAAGCTACCCGCTGTTGATGGATCGCAGTTGACGAACGTTTCCGGCGGTAAAGTTTTACAGGTTCTTCAGACAATTAAAACAGACACGACTTCTACTACTGGCACGTCGCCCTCCGATATAACAGGAATGTCAGTGGCTATAACTCCGTCTTCGGCGTCTAGTAAAGTGTTGGTAAACTTTGATGTTCAAGGAAGCGCCGACCAAAGTACAGGTCAAAACTATCACATTCACCTAATACGCGACGCCTCGAACATCTTTCAAGGTGATGCCGCGAGTTCTCGTACGCAATGTACAGTAAACGGAGCAGAGTCCGACGGTAACGGTTCGTCGTTTCACCGTTCAATGATGTACCTCGACTCCCCGTCTTCTGCTTCTTCGGTTACCTACAAACTTCAATGGGAGGTTCAAGGGGGAACGCTTTACCTGAACCGAGAACATGGTGATGCTGACGATGCGAATGCGGCCCGTTTTGTTTCTCAAATAACAGTCATGGAGATAAGCGCCTAATGACCGAAACAATCTCCCACTTCCTCGACACGGCTTTAGCGATCGCTATCGGCGTCTTTGGTTGGATATTCAAGAAGTTCTCTGACCGCTTAGATAAAGACGAAGACCGACTGACTAAGATCGACGTCGAACTCGCGACACAACGCGAACGGGACACCGCCATTGAAAACCGCATGAGCGGGTTAGAGACGACGGTAAAAGAAATTAACACGAAACTAGATCGCATGATGGAGATGCTAATGAAAAGATGAAAAGAAAAGGATTATACGCAAACATTAATCGACGCCGTAAACTCGGCATAAGTCGCCCTAAAAGTAAATCAACCGTCTCTTCGAAGGCGTACGGTAATATGAAGAAAGGCTTTCCGAAGAAATGAGTAGGAAAGGCGTATCACTACGCAAAGAACACAAGTCCAAGAAGGGCGGCTTAACCGCGAAAGGACGGGCGTATTACAACCGTAAGACAGGCTCGAACCTCAAAGCCCCTCAACCGGGCGGAGGCGGTCGTAAGCGGTCGTTCTGTGCGCGCATGAGCGGCGTTAAAGGCCCGATGAAAGACAGTAAAGGACGACCAACTAGAAAGGCTCTGGCGCTACGTCGTTGGAAATGCTGACCGATGCCACACCACAAACGCAGGGATTCCGCACAGGTTCAACAACTGTTACAACGCGCTCACCTAAACGCGACACAAGCGCACATAAAGCTCGATGTAAAGGATCAGCGAATAACGCTTTTAGAAACGGATAAAATAGCGAAAGACGCAAAGCTGTTAGAACTAGAGACTGATAAGACGTCTAAGGATACCGCGATGGCGGCGCTTACTGCGCGTCTGGTCACGCTCGAAAACGGCGGTGGATCGAGTTCTGGAGGCGGTAGCAGTAGTTTGACGTCTGAGACCGTTAATTGGACGAACATAAGCGAGATCAATCTAAGTGGTGAGAAGATTACCAACGGCGATTTTAGTAGCGTTACAGGAGGCGTTCCCTCGAATTGGATATTACGAAACGGAACTTTAGACGCTGATCACTTAGCGCTTGGGCGTGTTGACGGTGTAAACGGCGCTGTAGCAATACAACAGATGTTCAGTAGCCCGTTAGCTATCGGAACAAAAATCATTGTTAAGGTAGACCGCTACGATACGAACACAGGTAATGCGGGTTTCAAGCTCGTTAAAGCAGACGGTAATATGCACGGTAATGTTGTGCAAATCCCGCCTTCCCCCGGTTTCATTGAATACACTGTTGCTGATCACGCAATGGCAGGAATACGCTTAGATACGCTTCACGGAACACGTTCAATATCAAGCATTTCTGTGTTTCAAGGCGCGATCTCAGGTGGTTCTGTACAGGTATATGCCGGAGGTACGATCGAGAAGATAAGCGGATACGCCGGATACAACGCAGGAGCGTCAAGCGTTCAAGCGATTGGAGGAAACTCCGATGGTTATGTACAATTTCAACTCTCTCAAGCGCCTCTTAGAGTCGGGTTAACCTACTCCGATGTAGACTTTGCGGACATCAATCCCTTTCGTTTGGTTTTAAATTACAACGGTTCAGGATGGGTAGGGGCTACTCAAGCACTTACAGCGGGTAGTGTATCGGTAGGAGATTTCTTCCGTATTCGTCATTATGCCGCTACTAACACCATCGAATTTCAAAAGCGAC